GAAGTGCTGCACAATCCGGATCGCGTCCGGATCTTCCGGAAGGAAGGAGAAGAAAAAGTGCTGATCTTCGACGGATGGGCGGCATCAATCAAGCAGGACACGGGGAAAGCGCGGATCCGGCAGCAGGATCTGGAAAGGAACGTCATCGACTTCAGGGCGACGCCGGAGATTACGCACAAGGACTACAAGAAGCGCGGCCTGATGTCGCCAATGGATCCGGACATGACGCCGCTGTACAGCTTCAGCGATCTACAGATGCGGCTGTACTACGACATATTCGCAGGATAACGAAGGAGGGCACACGCACCATGATGAAGATCATATCAGTGATGAACCAGAAAGGCGGGATCGGGAAGACCATGACGGCGGCATCGATCGCGTACATTCTGGGAGAGGAAAGGCAGCGGCGCGTCCTGTGCGTCGACGCGGATCAGCAGGGGAACCTGTCCATGCTGTACGACAGCTTCGATCCGGAAGGCGCAGGGATGCCGGAACTGCTGGAAAGACACAGAAGCGCGGGCGGATCATACAGCACGGCGGATCTGATCAGGACGACACCGTACGAACATATCGACATCATCCCGGCGAACGGATACCTGATGCGGACGAACATGAATCTGCTGCTGAAGGAGAGGGACGACCAGATCGCCAGGTTCACGGCTGCGATGCTGGAAGTGAACGGGGCATACGATTATTGCATCGTGGACTGCGGCCTGCTGATGGACATGACCGTGACGAACGTCCTAATCGCGTCGGATCTGGTGATCATCCCGGCGAAGGTCGGAGGATTCGAGATCGAGGGCATCGGAAACACGATCGAACAGATCGAAGATCTTCGGCGACTGAATGCAGGGATCCGGACGAAGGTGCTGATGACCATGCGCCAGAAGAATCAGACATCGCTTCAGGTCGAAGAATGGCTGAAGACCGTATCCGGGTATGAATGCTTCAGCACATCCGTCAGACGGTCGATCGTGGCGGAGAAGGCAACGGTCGCACGCCTGCCGCTGCCGAAGTTTTCAAAAGGATGCATCGTGACGAAGGACTATCAGGCCGTGACGCAGGAACTGATCGAAGACATGGAAGGCGGCGCGGCATATGACTGAAAAAGAGATCTGCGGATCATACCGCAGGGCAGACAACAAGATGACACAGATCAAGATCCTGTCGGAACTGACGCTGAAGAGTGAATACGAAATCATGTCGATCGTCGTCCGGAACGGATATGAACTGCCGCCGAAGATCGTGACCAGACTGACGAAACGCCTGGACACGCTGGACAGCAGGATCTGGAACGACGAACAGGAATATAAAGAGATCTACAGGGCGCTGACTGGCGCCCGGAAGGAGGAAAAGAAATGCAGCAGGAAGACAATGTGATCAGACTGAACGCGAAGGATGTCCTGAAGCTGTCGAAGACGGACTTCATCGTGAAGTACGGAGACGGGACACAGCACGAAGTGAACGAAGGGATCCTGATCGAAGCGAATCCCGACAATTCCGTCACGTTCCACAACGGGACGGACAGGCCGGAAGTCCTGTTCGCGGCGACGTTCGCGCTGTTCGAAGCAATCAGCAGATTCGGGCTGACGGAAAGCTATGACAGGTACTTCGCGGAAGAGATGCGGCAGAGAGGGAAGGAACCGAAGAAGGAGGGCGAATAAATGGCGGCAGGATGGAGCGTGCTGGACGCACTGAACAAGAACAGCAAGGCAGCGGTCGACGATAAGCCGACAGCAAGGTTCCGGACGCGGGACATCAGCATCCGGAAGATGTACAGCAACGAAAAGAACTTCTACAGCATGACCGACATCGAGAAGCTGGCGCAGGACATCCTGACGTGTGGCCTGCTGGAAAACATGACGGTCACATATGCACCGTGCGAGAAGGGCGAATACAGGATCATAGCAGGCGAAAGGCGCTGGCGGGCGCTGACGATGCTGTGCAATCTGGGATACAAGGAATTCGAAGTCGCCACGTGCCAGATCAAGAATCCGGCAGAGGAACACGAAGAGACGGTGCAGCTGATCATGGCGAACGCATACCGCGACAAGACTGTGATGGACGTCCTGGAAGAGGAAAAGCAGCTGAAGGCCGCGCTTCAGTACATGAAGGACAACGGCCTGACGCTTCAGGGCTACAAGCTGGATTCCGGAAGGCTGCGGGACGTGATCGCGTCCATCATGAACATGACCGGGACGAAGATCGCACAGATCGAGAGCATCAACAACAGACTGATCCCGGAATTCACGCAGGAACTGAAAGAAGGCCGTCTGACATTCAGCGCGGCCTATGAGATCAGCGGCATGGACGAAGAGCGGCAGCGGGACATGCTGGAACGCTACAAGGAGACGGGAAGCCTGACATGGAAGGACGTCAAGGAAGCGAAGGCAGCGGCAGCGGATGAAGAGAAGGAAGAGATTCCGGGACAGATGAACTATCCGGAAGACTTCGAAGAAGAGGATGACGCGGATCAGCAGGAAGCGGATCGCTTCGCACATGATCAGGATCCTGCGGACGAAGAGATCTTCGCGGCATGGCAGGATGTGACGGGCAGAGGGACAAGGCTGAAGATCACAGACCAGACCACGAAGGACGGCCTGATCGAACAGCTGAAGGAATACTTCGGCAGATCTTACAGCGGATTCAGCGCGAACACGGATCCGGTGACATTTATCAACTGTTCCCCGAATGGGATCAAACTGGAAGTGAAGATCGAAGGACGATTCGTGCAGCGGAAGATGATCAGCTGGACGGCATTCGTGAACAAGGTGATCGAAGCGGGACTGTTCACGCCGATGAAGGAAGTGGACGCGCATCCGGAAGCGAAGGAAAGCATCTGCTACGCCTGCGACAATTACGAAGCCTGCCTGAAGAAGCAGACGAACGTCATGAAGTGCGACAGCTTCGTCGACCGCAGAGAAGCCAGGAAGACGGATGAAGAGCGATACAGCGAAGAGCAGGACAGGATCGACAGAGAGACGAAGAAGAAGCTGGAAGCGATGCAGGAGGATCAGCAGGGGCAGCGGGAGCAGGACGACAGGCCGCAAAGGTACATCCGCGTGTCTGCTGACATGTATCACGCGATCGAGACACAGCAGATCCCGTACATGATCGTCATGAAGGACGCGCAGGGCTACAGAGAGGGCGACAGGCTGATGATCCTTGCGATGAAGGACGGAAAGGCCACAGGCGACAGGATGAAGGCCGTAGTGACATGCGTGGACGACGACACGACGTCCGGCGGAATCTGCGAAGGATACGCCGTGATCGGCGTCATGGACATCTACGACGCGGAATCGCTGGGACTGATTGATCTGGAGGACGAAGACTGATGGCAAGCAAAGAAAAGTTCGTGGAACCGATGAAGAAATCATACAGCGTGAAGAAGCTGCTGAACGGCGACAGCCTTCAGGAAGCGCTGCACGGCATCCGGAACATCCAGACGATGCTGTGGGAGACGATGCCGGATGAACACTATGCACAGGTCGAAAGACTCTTCGACGTGGCGATCGCGTCGATGATGGCGCACCTGATCGGTGTTCCGGTAGAAGAACCGCAGATAGAAGAGCACACGGAAGAGGGCGACGGCGAAGGAAAGCCGCCGCCGGAATCCGGATTCGATCGGCAGGAACTGCCGTATGACGCATTCGGAGATTACAGCATGTTCAGGAAAGGAGGGAAAGAACGTGGAAGGGATGACACTGACGGATGACCGCGTGATCTGCGACAGCTGCGGACAGCAGACGGACATCGAACTGTGGACACGGCAGATCGCAAAGGACAGAAACGGTTATGACGTCACAGAACAGTATTTTGAATGCAAAAACTGCGGGAAGCACTACACCGTCGGCGTGTACGACAGACAGATGCGGCTGGACATCCAGAAGCGAAGGCAGATACAGGCGCAGATCCGACTGCACAGGCAGATCGGCAGCAGGCCGGGCACGATCCAGCACTTCATCCGGAAGGAAGAGAACCTGAAGGACAAGATGCTGCGCAGATCGCAGGAACTGAAGGAACGGTACAGGGAGGAATGCGGAAATGGCACTGACAATTCTGACAATTATTAAATATGCGCTGATCATCATCGCGTCGATCGTCGGGCTGACGGTCATGGCGATCATGACGGTCATGATGGGATTATATTTGATCCTTGTGTGGGCGTCCTGGAACAGCGACTACGAATAAGCGGGATCAAGCAGGAAGGAGACGGAAAGAACATGAACAAGGTCATTTTGATGGGACGCCTGACGCGCGATCCCGAAATCAGGTGGACACAGGGACAGGATCAGATGTGCATCGCCCGCTTTACACTGGCGGTCGACAGAAGGCAGAGAAGGCAGGACGGGCAGCAGGCCGCAGACTTCCCTTCGTGCACGGCCTTCGGCAAAAGCGCCGAATTCTGCGAAAAGTACCTGAAGAAGGGAACGAAGGTCGCCATCGCAGGACGCCTTCAGACGGGATCCTACACGAACCGCGACGGGGCGAAGGTATACACGACAGACGTGATCTGTGAAGACATCGAATTCGCAGAAAGCAAGTCGCAGGACGGCAGCGGGAACCAGCAGGCGGCGGCAGGCGGTCACAGCGCCGGGCATGAGCCGCGACAGCAGGAAATGCAGACAGATGTGGACGGATTCATGAACATTCCCGACGGGATCGATGAAGAACTGCCTTTTTCGTGATCAGAATGAAAGAAGGTGATGACATGAAGATCTGGAAGGCGATCAGGACGGCAGCGGCGCGATTCTTCGGCATCCGGCAGCGGGAGCAGGAGCAGGAAAGCGAAAAACAGCAGCAGGACGACGCACAGAACGGCGCACAGAGCGGCGAAAGCGTGCAGACGGGTATTTCCTCACAGGAAGCAGAAAAGGCCGTCACAGAG